ATTCACTATAATCTACTTTTCCCATTCCTAATTCATACTTTGCAACAGTATCTAACCTATAGTTCTCCAATGTTGCCATTGAATATTTTTTATAAAGCATTAAATAATCTATTACAATAACACCTGATATGTTATAAATTACATCTTTATCTTTTTTATTTGATTTAGAAGATTTGCTGGAAGAAGATGAAGATGTAATTGGCTTATCTAAAGTTCCATAGAATGGACTAAACTTTTTAGTGAAGTCCTCTCCCATAATTTTATTACATCTATTAATGATATATGGTATATCAAACTGCTCAACATTCCATCCGGTAATAAAATCTGGATTTACTTCTTCTCTCCAATACTGCTGGAACATCTGCAATAGATGTTTCTCATTATCACATTGAATATAGTTGAAATGACTACTTTCATTGCACTCCTTTGTTCCAAATACTATAAAAGGATCTTTGTTACCAAGAACTTTACAAGCAATCGTTAAAATAGGGTGCTGTGCTTTATCGGGAGTTGGAAATCCAGAACTATCATATGCTGTTTCAATGTCAATGATTAATGTTTTAATCATACCAAAATCAAATAAAATTTGCTCTGGATATTGGTGTGCTAAAAACTGATAGACAAGTGAAGTTTGACCAAAGATTTCTTGTGTATCTTGGTATTCTTTAATAAACCCAGTAGCATCAGAAATATCATTAAAGGAGACATTACCTAAACTATCTCCCATTAATGATACAGAAGTTGCTCTTGAAGGTGTTGTTTTAACATATAGATTAATAGGAAACCCTCTAACAACTTCTGTTTTCCTTTTTCCTTTATCATCGATAAAACGGTGATATATTTTATTTCCTATTTGTTCAGCATAGGTATAAAATGACATAATATCTCCTTGTGTTAATAATAGATAATTTATTATACCACATTAAAATAAAAATGTCAAGGCATCGATGTTGTTAAAACAAGACCACTTCCAAACATCTGATTATAGTGATTAACCAATTCTCGCTTTGGAGTAAAAACACATTTGAATGCTATTTCATCAAGTTTTAGGCTCACTGTATTTTCTTCAACAAGATGAAGAAGAGGTGCTAAAATAACTTCATTTTGACGAGTAATAATTAAGGCCGGGTTTTTAGCAATAACAGTGTCGCTATTTTCAGTGACTTCAGCAATAACAAGACCTTGAGGAATAAAAAATGATTTAACTGCCATAATATTCTCCTATTTTACTTTTATACCAGTATGTCCTAAACCACCATCACGATCAGTTTTCTGTTGAACTGGAGTATCTTGATACTCAAAAATTGCTCTATAGACTGGAACAATCTCGGCTTGCGCTAGTCTATCACCATGACAGATAATTTGACGTGTTTCACTATTGTTAAAAATTAAAAGCATAAGTTGATGAGTAAAATCTTCATCAATAATACCTAAAGCGTTAGATAGTTTTAAGTGCTTCTTTCCACTTGATCCGCTTCGTGAAATAACATTTACCTTAAAGTCAGATGGGATATCCAAAACCAACCCAGTAGGAACAATCGCACTTTCACCTGGTTCTATATTAAATCCTCTTATTCCATCTTTTTCTTTCATTGGAGATACAGTTTTAATAAGGTGCATTAAAAGACGATTATACGCATCAACATAAACAATATCTTTGCCTAAATAGACTGGAACATCAAAACAAGCACTCTTTTGAGTGTAGTATTTTAAATCCTCAACGTCATTATAGAGTTTGTGAACTCCGAACAATAACTTTATTACGAAAGTTCATCTGTTCTTCAACTTGTTCTTCAAGTTTAGAAAAATCGACTGAATATGTAGGACACATATTCAGTGTTCCCAAATCAATACATTGTTTTTCCTGTATTGAAACATTTTTTGTTTTTCTCATACATAATCCTCATTTTTACTATGAGTTTTCTTAATTTTTCCCATTGTATATTTGGCTTTACAATTCCAGTTCTGTTTTTCCGAAAAGGAAATTACTACAACATCCGAAGTCTCACTAACTTCAAACTGCTTTTTAATTTTAATAAGACCCCAGTCTTGAAGAAGCCAAGCAATAAGTTTGATTCTCTCAATATCATCTGGAGTAAAATCAGTTTGCTTTGAGCGTCCGTCCAGTAGAAATAACTGCTTAAAATGGACAATAGCATATTGTCCTCTTTTGTGTAGAATATGTCCACTTTGCCATAGAGTAGGCTTTGTTTCACCTTCTTTTCTACTTACAAGACCGCATTCGAGTAAGAGTTTCTTTAACCTTAAAGAACGAATCACTATCAAGAGGTTCAATCCAAATAAAGGATTCAAGCAAACTATCAGTTTCATTAATACTTGTCATTTTATATCTCCTATTATTTTTAATAATGTATTACTACATTATTTATCTTTTTTAGAAGAAGACTTTTTAGGTAAACGAGCGCCGCCCTTGGATAATTCTTTAGCCATTTTATCCCATAAATCTAATTCATCGACCAAAGGAATTATCTCTTTGCATTTTATTGTTGACAAGCCATAGTATTCTTTAAGAATAGCAATTTTATCATCTAATTCTTTACCAGGCTTTGCCCATTTTCCAAATCGTTTTCTTTTTGGAACACCATAATAATAAAAAGCAAAATTTGCTTCTTTAGGCATACCCCATCGTTCATTCATTTCTTCAGCAAAGAATATTAACTCTTGATGTTGAGACATAGCACGATTTCCCATAAAAGAACTATATACCTTTAATTCTTCTTCTGATGGATATTCGGCTTTTGTATTAATAAGACCTATAATATCAAATAATTCGCGCACTTTTAATCTCGTGTATCTACATTTTTAAATTCTTTAGTAAATATCTCGAAAGTATTTGAAATCCCCTCTGTTAAATCATATGAAATTACAAGTTCAGTTGCATCTTCAACAATAGCATCAAGTGATGCTCTAATGGATGCATTAACAACATCGGTTAATTGAGACAAACTACTTTCAGGAATATCAGGGAATGTTTTTTTAGCAACTATAGAAGTTGTACTAATTATCTTTTCTGCAATAGAATATGCTTTTTTAGGATCTGAATATTTAAAAAATAGTTTCATAGAAATAACCTCTCTGTTATAAATAACAGATATGGAGATGTATCCAGCATCTCCATACCCTAATCACAATCACCTATCTCGGAGGCGATCATGCCTAAAAGTATTTATGTTCAATTCCTCTCTGAACAATCTAATTTAAATTCTCATTATCTTAATCGTCTTATCAAGATTCTAAATCACTTCATCTCCATAGAACCCGAAGATAAACCAAAACGGATTCGAGTGCCATCATATCGTTCCAAAGTCATGGAAACCTGAATGGATTAAAGAACCAAATAACCTTCTTAAAGTTCCTGTTAAGGCTCATTATGTCATTCATCATTTAATGTGGAAAGCGTTTCCTTTCGATAATGCTATGCAAAGATCGTTTTGGTTTTTCTGCAATAATGATAAACGACAAAAAATAACTGCTAAAGTGTTTAAAAATGCTAAAAAAATTTAAAACATTCAGAAGAAACTAAACAAAAAATGAGTGAATTACGCAAGCGGAGAAAACCACCCCTTTTATAAAAAGCATCTTTCTGAAGAACACAAACGAAAACTCAGTGAATCAAGGAAGCGGTAAAAAGCGTGGCTCTTATACACCTCAATCTGAAGAATCTCGTCTTAAAAGTGGAAAAAGAAGAGGGAGAGTTCCTGGAACTACTATGTCAGAAGAATCTAAAAAGAAAATGAGTGAAACAAAAAGAAAAAAACAATCATTTCATTCTGATACTACCCATTATCTGCGTTAAAAGTGCAGTTGTTAAAATTTCCACATCAACAACAAATGCTCTTTTATAATCGTATTCAGAAAGAATTAGAACAAACTCTGGTATATCAGAAGGCTCAATAAACTCTCCCATCCTGTCATACAGCGCTCTCACAAGAGTTGAAAAATCAATGTCAGGATTTTGAGAAACCCATTTACGATATTCACCAAACTTCTTTTCTTTAACATACTTCATAACCTGCTTAACTGATTCATCACTCACTCCAGCCAGTGCAGATATTTTAAGTTCTCCACTATGACTAAAACGCTGAACTTCATTAATGATTTTTCTAAAGTCTGGGAAATACTTTATAACAACTTCAGCAAGATCCTTTTTATCAAAAACAACATTTTCTGTTTCAAGAATACGCTTAATCATCTTATTAAATTCTAAGATGCTTGACTGCTTTTCCTCTTTATTCATTGAAAAGTCAATTACAGTGCATCTACTTTTAAGAGGATCGATAATACGATTGGCGTAGTTAGCAGTTAAAACAAATCGGCAGTTAATGGAAAATTCTTCAATAAATGCGCGTAAGGCCGGCTGTGCTGCTGCACTCAAATAATCGGCTTCATCCAATATGACACATTTAACCTTTCCATCTACAAAAGATATTGTTGACGCAAATGAACGAATATCATTTCTAATGGTATCAATACCACCACTTTCGGAAGCGTTAATAAAAAGAACATCAATACCAAGTTCATCGCAAATAGCCCTAGCAGATGTGGTTTTACCTGTTCCAGCGCCGCCTATAAGGATCATATTTTGAATTTCACCTTTATCAACTTGAGACTGAAATAAGTCTTTAAGCCTTGGAGGTAAAACACACTCATTAATAGTTTTAGGACGATACTTTTCAAACCACAATGTATGTTCTCTCATTTTAAATCTCCAGGTAAGTCTTTCTGACAAGTTTGGTTATTTATATCTTCTATTAATGTTCTAATAGACTGAGATCCGTTAGTTCTAATTTTATTAACTCCTAACTCTAAAAGATGAATCAAGTCTTCGTTGTTATGTTTTTTATCACTATCTGTATTTTCTTTATTACCAAAAATAGCATCCCATCCATCCCTATATGATTGACTTGATGGTTTTGAAACAATACTATCACCGGTTATATCGTTTTTAGTTGTCATTTAATTTATATTCCACCTCACTGTAGGATTAAATAAGTGTGTCTTAATATTATATCTAAAATTCTCTACAAAGTCAATCGTTTGATTTATACCTATTTCGATAGACCCCTTTGTTTTTGAGACAAATCGTTCAAATTTTTTATCATCAGTAATATCATCTTTTCTGGGGTTCTTAATATAGACTATCTCACCTTTGCCGTATAGACCTACAACCATTTTAGCAATTTCATTTATAGACATTTGATCGGTAAAGTTATTAATAACCTTATGCTGTCCGCCTATAGAAGGATATCCTATTGCGGTCTTTAAAGTTGTGATAGTATCATATAAACTTATGATATTTGTTTTATTCTCTCCATCTCCATATATTGTTAATGGATGTCCTGAAACTGCTTGACAAATAAAGCGATTTAAAACAGTCCCAAAAAACTGGTCATAATTCATTCGAGAATAAAGATTATATGGTATATCACAAGAACACTGTCCGAAAACTGTGCTCTGCTGTATTGTAATAACTTTAAGGTTCCACATTTTAGAGCACATATCAGTTAGAGCAAATGTATTAACTTTACTCAAGTGATAAAAATCTGAAGTCTGCATTGGAACCCAGGAATCTGATATATAGTGCGGTTCTCCATTCAACCTAAAGGTAAGACTGACACGCTTATCTGGAATAAAATCTGAGTTAGTTGAAAGGTATGTTCCTGTTGAACCCATATTAATAATCTTGGTATCTGGGCAGTATTGTGCGACTGCCCACATAACATTTAGAATAGTTTGCTCATTATTTGAAAATGTTAAAGCAGCCATCTGCGGGCTCATCATTGATAATGGCGCAGATGGCTGCTGTGCAGCATTGACAATTATATTAGGTTTAACTTTATTAATAAAAAACCCAATAGATGAAAAGTTTGAGACATCAAGGCACGCTGACTCAAGATTGGTTTTTCCAGTTACCTTTTTATATTCTTTGATTTTATCGTAAAGATATAAAGAAGGATTTAACTCTTCAACACCTAATTTCTTTTGAAGAGTTCTTTTTAAGTAAGAATCAACCAAGACAATACGGTGGTTTGTATTAATGGCTAAATTGAGTCCAAGAGACCATCCAATATAGCCATCTCCACCTAAAATCATAATAACTTTGCTCATTAATTAGCCTTTACATTTACAATTAGTCCACACTCGTTCACTTTTTCCAGGTACATAAGTATAATCACAGCCTGCTGCTATGAATGTATTTGTCTGTTTGGTATAATATACCTGTGAAGATAACATTAAACCACAAAAAACTATTGCTATAATAGATATAACAATAATAATAGTAATTTGAGAACTTTCAAATTCTTCAATTTTCACTTTTACTCACAAATACGATCTGATAGTAACTTAATTGCCATTTTTATACCGCCGGCATCTTCAATAAATTGATCTACAATTTTAGTTGAATCTTTATTTTTATGCTCTTCAATAAATTCTTCTACATCATTCTTATATTTTTCCGATAACACGATACCAATAAAAAAGTCATCAAGATCATAAGGACTATGATCATAAATCGCTTCTGCAATTTGTTCATAATTGCCATACTCTTCACACAACTTTTCACGGATAATGTCAAGTTGCTTAACAATATATTCAATAAGTGATGTATCCATTTTATTCTCCTAATACTATTTAATTAAAGTATATTTATTTTAAAAAGATTTAATGCTTTAGCGTAACTTTTAAATAAAAAACTCCTCCACAGGTTGGAGTATCATCATAAGTATATCCTTCCCATCCTGGTTTTTTACACCCAATAAGTAGATTTCTATCAATCTCATCTTGTCGTGGTTTAAAGTTATCTACCCAGTAACAGGTAGAACAAGAAACCTTTGTGGTTTTATCTGTCACTTTTTTCTCCATCAAAGAAGTCTTCGACCGACATCTGGCTTTTAAGCCAAGCGGGATATTTACGACCATCTTCGGTATCGAATTGATCCAAGAAATTCGCGTGAACGATTTGCTCGTTTACAATGGCTTCGTGCTCGGGTGTTCTACCGCAGAGATCCAGGACACGCTTTCTCATGGCTTCCAGGTTATCCTTCATATACTCGACAGCAAAGGTGTCTTGCAGGGCTTCTGTCGGAGTGCAACCGTGCTCTAGCTTGCGCTTTAAGTATTCGATGACCATATTACCGTCGCCGGCTGCGGGCTCCAGGAAGGTCTTGCCGGGTTGGAATAGCGCGGGATCGACCTGGTCGAGCATCTGCTTGATGAGTTCTGCGGGAGTGAAGACCTCCCCGGTCGTTTTTACACGATCTTTTGATTTCCAATCCTTCGATTCTCTTGCTGCGTCTTTGAATAATTCGCTCATTCATTCATCCTCGGTGAAAGGAAACTGTGTACCTTCGGGCACCAGATGCCCTTTACCCAGTATCCAGTTCGTAAGATTCTTAAATCGACCGAGCGTTCTTCTCGTGAAGATCGCCTCTTCTTCAGGGGTAAATTGATGAGTTATCAACACAATCTTAATAAACCGTTCTGCTAGAACCATAATATATGTCGGTTCGTTTCGAGCATTTATATCGAGGATAATATCTATCCAGATGTTATGGTATTTCGGATCGGGTATCAGATAGTCGATGATGGTCTGATCTTCGGCGTTCGGTTCAGGTCTAATCTGCATTTCATCTCACCTTATAGGAGGGGGCATTTCTGCCCCCGATTTTCTCTACTTAGTACGGAGACCGTAGGTGGTTTCGAACTCGAACACCGTCATGGTTTTCATAGCGGTGTAAAAATCGTTTTTACCGCCCCACAGTTCGTAGCAGCGAGATTCGTCGATCTGATTATTCTTCACATATTCCGGACACCAAACATTCTCACCTTTCATGGCACCTTCGGGACGCATAACGCGCTTATCGGCTTTCAGCATTCGAGGCTCCTTAATCTTAGGAGCCTTAGGAGCCTTAACTCGCTCGGTCGGTTCGTCGATTCCGAGCAGTTCGGATAGGGTCGATTTAAGTTCGGTTACGATGTTTCCTCTCATACTAAAATTTCCCGAAACGCAGTTAGCAGCATTTCCTCCGCTCGTATTAGCTCCATCACTATCATTCACACCATACCCGCATTCGTGAAGGGTGATGTACATTTCGGTTAAGGACGGGAAGAGGCTTCCTTCGGCGCTCAAGCGCAGGTTACCGTTTTCGAGGAAAAAGTATCCGCTGGCGATTTTATCGCGCCGTAGGAAAGTCACATCGAAATGCAACTTCCCACCGTTTTTTTCGACGATAGATTCGATCTTCGACCGATACTGACCAGTATATTCACACATTCTTGCTTGCTCCGGGTTAGTTTTCCTACTTCATGTGCATAGTATAACACACCCGGAGCCGGATGTCAAGCCTTCCAGGAAAAATTTTGCGAAAATATTTTCGCGAAGATGTTACACCACCTGTTCCTCGATATACTGAATCTCTTCATCCGTTAGACCGAAGTGAGTGTAGAGTTCCTGGTCTGTCCAA